AGCTTTAATTTCAAACGCAGCAGCATTTGTATTACCCTTTACTAAATTTTCAATAGCACCCTCATTAAGTGCTTTTGTTAAGTTAGTTTTGAAATTTTTTGATTCATTCTTTTTCTCAAACATTTTTTTGTTTTCAACCTCGAATGCATCAAATCTTTCGTTAAATTTTTTAGTAAGATTTTCGATTTCACCTTTTAAAGCTGAATCTGCCTTACCATTAGCACTTTCTAGTGCTTGTCCAGTAGCTTTCTCAATCTTCTCATCAATGATGTTTCCTAATTGATCTAGCTGATTTTTAACATTTTCATCCATTTTTATAGAAAATTATTTTAAATTATTCAACAAATATTTATAAACATCAAACTCCGATTTTTGTTCGACTGGCTCAGTAGTTTCCTCAACTGGCTGAGTAGCATCAATGAATAAAGATTTAAGTTTGTATATTTCGCCCTCTATGGCATAACCCATCTCATCCGAGATGTTTCCTTTACGAATTAACTTACAAAGATTATCGTATCTTTTATAAATGTCATCAATCATTTTAGAACCTTTGACATCCATTATTTTTGCTTGGTCGTTTGCAGCTAATGTAACCGCACTAATCTCAAACAATTTAACCTCTTTCAATTCTCGGTAATCACCTTTATCCTCTTTTTGGATAGGTAATATTCCAACGGAATTTTCCGTAATTACACCACTTTTCATTAGTTCAATTACATCTTTTCCTAATTGAGTTTTAGGTATTTCGGCAACGAATACTAAACCTTTATCATCCTCATACAACTCATTCATTTTACCGATTGGTTGCATCATATTATGTTGATACAAGTATTTAACTCGATTACCATTTTCCTTTATTGTCTTTTGATATGCACCTTTTGAAATGACATCATTATCCGAATCCTTATTACCAAAATAAGAACCATAACCTTTTACGATTGAGTTCTTTTCATCATAATCGGATAATTCACCAAGTGGTGCTGCTTTGTAAATAAAATCCATAATTAAATTTTTTGTAAAATTACTAAATTATTTACTAACCATTTTTTAGATAGGTTTCTATATTATCGGCATACCAAATAGCAAAGAATACCGCAATATCAAGTATAATATCTTTATACATAGATTTCATTGATTCATAATTAAATGCATCTTGATATGGTATGTTTCCCGTTTCGGCAATAATATTTATAGTTTTATTGTATTCCCTTTCATAATATCTTTGAGTTTTAGGGATAGTTTGGTTCTCGGCTTTTGTTCTTTGATTATCAAATTCATCTTTATATCCAACCTCATCTAATGTTCCTTGGTTTGGATGTGGTGCAATAGTACATCTACAATTAATAATATTCTTTGCACTACCATCACCTGGTTGAAACATTTGATCACCCTCTAATAAATAATAATCATTATATGGAATAGTTTTAGGTTCAAAGTTTTTATGCCATTCTCTTTCATTTGCCAATGTATTATGAATCCAAGTTTTATCCATTTCATTAGAATCAAAAACACTTTTAGCACTTTGCATTGTTGCATAATTTGCCGATCTATTTGATTCGGTTCTAACTAATCTTTCGGCTTGAAACTTAGAATACTTTTTATATTGTCCTCTTAATATTCTAGCTTTTTGGTCCGCACCCATTATAGCAAAATCGGGATCACGGAATAATTTTTCCGCCACTTTAACTAATGTTTGTTTAGCGGTATTTGAAACATTTACAACATTGGCATCAACTATCGCCAATGCATATTGATTAAATATTTCTCGCCATAAATCTTTTGTAATCTTGTTTGGCATTATTCATTCTCTATTTGCTTTAACTTTCTTTCCGCATAATTTAACATTGCCTCACCACCCCATCCTAAATAGGCAACATAACCTTTGTCTTTCCATGGTGTATCTTGGAAATCGGGATTTATCTTATTATATCCACCACCTTTTGTTCTTGATAGGAAACTAAAAGTTCTTTTTAATGTTGATAATGAAAGTTTTTCTCTAGCAATCAGTTGATTCATCCTGGCTAATCCAACCTCTGTCATTCCATCAACCTCATCTCTACCATATTTATCAATCCAATTTTTTACTCTTTTAGCATTGTTAGTTGCACTTTGTGGATAGTCATCATATCCCTCGGCTTTCTTTTCGTTCTTAGAACTCATTGGATGTCCCTCGGGTAATAAATCGGTATCATGTTTTCCCGATCTAAATTTGCCATTCTTTAATGCATATAAATAAGAATTAACTCTTGCATACGCCCATTGATCCTCACTTGATACACTTGGTCGAACACTTTGTGGGTTAGTTCTATATGCACCAACACCTCTTTTAAATACAACTTTTAATGTTCTTAATGATGTTTTTTTTGATGGTGATGTTACGGATGCATTGTGATCATCGGCTTTTTTTTTAATGCTTTTTCAACTCTAGCACTAAACTCGGCTTTTTTATCATCATCCTCATCATGATAATTTTTCTTTGCATCCATATATTCATCATGTGTTGGGAATGGCATATAGAATGTTTGACCATCTATTGTATGACTATGTGATCCCTCACCACCCATTTCTCTTGCTCTTTCCTCCGCCTCCTCTTGAGTTGTAAAATTATCGGGCATACCAACAACCTCATACTTTACTTGCATTTTATCTATATCCTCTTTTATTGGTGGTTGTGGTTCGGGCATTTCAACATCGCCACCACTTATTGGTAATAAGTTTGCGGGAACATAATAATCATTTAATGCCTCATTTTCCTCCTCCGCATAACTCATTGATGCTCTTTTCTCATTTGGTGTCAGCCACCATGCACTTGACATTTGAGCAACCACTTTATCCATTTCCTCTTGTAATTCGGGAATAACACTAAAGTCAAAATCAATATAAATCTTTTCACCAAACTTAGGTGCTAACCATCTATTTAATTCATCTCTAATTTTAAGTAATTCGGGTATTACCGCATTTTGATATAATGCTTTCTTTGCCTCTTTCATGTTATGGTAACTTGCCGAATCCGTATTATTTAAAAGTTGAACGGGAACATTAAATATGTTACAAAGGTCCTTAACCGATGCATTATATTGTTCAATCAATGATAGGTCCGCTGCCGATAAACCAAAATTCATCCAAGATAATTTCTTTGGTGTGATAATAACATCACCCGCATTATTACTTGATTGATAATTAGATTTAAATTTATCTTTTAATTGTTGTGCTTGAACCTCATTTAAATCGCCCTCATCACTCATTAATACACCTCTAGCCATTTGGTTCTGTAAGTATTTAACACCCGTAACCGCTGCCTCATTATTCATTGTCATGGAACGGAAACCAGCTTTAAGTGGTGATTGACCATAAAGATGTGAACCACTACCATCATAATATGGCTGGAAGTCCTTAATATGACATATTGCATCTGCGGGTATCGAGTATTGACCATTGTATTCAACTCTATATTCTTTGATTGGTTCTAATATACCACCACTCACCACCTCCATTATTTGACTTGGCATAACATACAATTCTTTGTATTTACCAAAATTATCACCCGTATCGGGACCAATACCATAGATATATCTATTCCCCGTTAGTTTACCAAAGGCAACAATTTCACTAATCCAAGATGCATAGGATTGTGCGGGATTTGGTCGTTCTAATAAAGCATGTAAATCGGTATGTTGTAATTCAACTAATGCATGTTTTCTTAGCATATTAGCTTTGTGAATAATAGTACCATCCATCATTCCACTAGTCATTGCTTTATATCTTTTTAATTGATTATCATCAACCTTTTCATAAACATGAATAGGCACACTTGATGCTGCCTTAGATATAAGATTTATTATTGAATAAACAGTCGCATTTTTTCTATAACCCTCATTGATATAATTATCATCATTTTCAGGGTTCCATATAACACTTTGACCTAAATAATTATAGATAGCTTTGTTATATTCCTTGGCTGTTTGTTGTGCGTTTTTTACTATTAGATTTTTAAACCTATCAAAGAATGATGCCATTAATATATAATTTTTTGTAAAAATACAAAATATTAAATTTCTTTTTTATATAACGAAAAAGTCATTACGATTTTTCCATCTTGAATATGTAGCATACCTGATCGAATCCATCAAGTGGTCGCTGCCACCCCTTGGTTTGTTTATAATTGTACCATCTTTTAATTGTTCATATAAATATGCTTGTTGTTCTTTTTGTATGTTTTTCGATTCTTGACTAACATAAATATCATATTCTTTTAATAACGAAATACCCGCATTAATTGATCCTTGACCTTTTATAGCGGGTTTAGCTAATATATCCATTTGCCTTAATTCCTCAATACTCTTTGGTTCGGCACTATCACAATACATCAACATTTCATTTAAGTTTTTTTCTTTTAAAAAGTTTGCAATATCTCTATTAGTCATTCCCTTTTTATAAATTAGTTCATGTATATATAATTTATCATTTTGTTTTCCAACCATACATATCGCCAAATTATCCATACTAAATCCAAAATCACATCCTAATACCACATCATCAAGATCGGGAAACTCATTGTGTGGAATATAATTCCAATTCCTAAATATTTGCCTTTCGCTAAATACCGCCCTTTGTCCCTCACCATACACTCGCCAATAGTCGGGATCACGATCTTTTAATCTTTCTATTTCTTTAACTAATTCCTTTGGCAAAAACTTATTGTCTTTATAAGTTGATAAAAACAAATCGGCATCATCCCTATCGGTTAAATCATATATCCAATGAATGGGATCGGATGGATTAAAATCAATAATAATATTGTTTCTAGTTCTCATGGCTAATTGTCTATATTCCTCTAATAGTAATTCATTACCCTCATTAAGCCAAGCAATATCCCTAGCCGAACCCCTAATCTTCTGTGAATCATCGGCACTAAAGAACTCTAATGTATGCCCATTATAACTAAAAGTGTTTTCCGCTTTATTAAATACACCATCCCAATAAATACCAATGTCTTTAGATATGTTTAGAAAATCCCTTAAAACCGACCTTTTTAAAGCGGGTAATGTCTTTCTTATTACACTTATAACTAATGGTTCTTTTGTTATTGTCATAAGGTATAAGACATATTGCATAATCGAATATGTTTTCCCACTACGGGAACCGCCTTGAAATATTTTTAATCTTTGATTTGATTGTAATGCCTCATAGAACTGCTTGTTACAATATTGTTCTATTCTTTGTCTTTGGCTGGTTTCCATTCAATAAGTTTGCTTTTGACATCGGCATCATGTTTTATTTCTTGCCTTTCAACATACCCTCTTTTCTTTCCTTTAGTTTTGCAATAAAATATAATACTAGTAGTGTCCCCATCTTTTATTTTTTCATGTAATTTACTTTCAACAAAATCTAATGTTTGATCATTAACATCATCAACTAACTTTTTAAATTCATTATCATTATTGTACCATTCATAATAGGTTGATCTATGCACCCCAACTTGTTTACATGCGGTTGTAACAATACCTAAATTACTTTCTAATGCCGATATTAGTTTCTTTTTTATAGTGTCGGATTTGTCGGATTTCATATTGCAAAAATAAATAAAAATAAACTCTATTTGTTATTTTCATAAATATGCAAATTTAAATCCCAAATTTTCTCGGATGCAATACTTTGATTTTTGTAGGTATGTGGTGATCTAGTTATTCGACCATTATTATCAACCTCAATGTAACATTCCTTTTTATTTCTTATTGGAACAATGTAAATCTTTATTCCCTTTGCTAGACACCAAGATTTCGCCTCTAAATATTTATTCATTACTTTTTAAAAATTAAAACATTTTGATGAACTTTTACCAACTTTTTTGATTTCATATTTCCATTTGCCCTCATTGATGCACTAGCAATAGCATTTAATAATATACCCTCATTATAATATTTCATACCACATTTTTTAAAAGCATTTATTGTATCCGCTACAAAACCAATATAATTGCCATTTTTATCTCTAAACTCACCAACAACAAAACATGCAAAACCATCATCAACTAGTAAATCACAACTTTTTTTAATAATGTTTTCATAGATTGTTAGGAATTGATCATAGGACATATTTGATATATCATCCTCTAAATCACTATATTTTTCTAAATTACCATAAGGGGGACATGAAAAAACTAAATCAAATTTTTTTGTAAATCCATCTAATTCTTTATTACTATCACCAACATACCAATTTGGTTGATTGTTTATGTCTAAAATATCTAAACCTTGTTCCCTATTAGAATCAACTTGTTCTTGCCTTAATTCAATTCCCGTATAATTATAACCTAAATAATTTGCAACTATACCCCTAACACTACCACCCGCAAAAGGATCAAGAATATTACCACCCTTTTTACAAAACCAATGATAAATAACCTCACACAATGCGGGATCAAACATTGATGTACTCATTCGATTAAATCTTTCCGCATCACCTTTATTTGGATTAAAATTACCATAGGTTAAATTTTTATCCCGACCAATTTCACTTTTAATTCCTAGTTTTTTCCAAAGTTTTTTTCGCCTTTGCCAATTACCACTTTTAGTATCTAAAACACTAAATGGTGGTTCAATAAATTTATCCCTAAGTATGGGATCATCAATTATAACATTGCCAAATAAATCTTTATTTTTCATTTAAATATTTCTATAAATTAATTTTAAATCCTCATGTTGGGATTTCATATTATCAACATACAATGCATATCCTAATAATAAATAATTAATAGCATCGGCATATCTTGACAATATTGGTTCCGCTTGATGCATATTAGGATTACCCGCATGTGTTAATATAGCTTGAATATGTTTATCTAAAAACACACCCCAAACCTCACTTGGTTTAAGTTGTAATCTTTTTGCCGTTGTTTTAAAATTATGTAATACATCAACATTGTTGTTTGTATATTCGGGTTGTTTATCACTCATAATTTTATCACAAATCTCAATTAATTGTTTTCTTATTTTATTGTATTCTTGTTTATCCATAATTAAAAAGGTATATCATCTTTGATTATTGTTATGCCTTTGTCATTCATAGAAACCGCTTTATATACACCACCATTATTAAAATCGGGTGCAATATCACAATTACCTAATTGACCATTGGCTTTTCTTTTTATTTTTTCTATGTGAATAGTAACACTATCACTACCATATTTTGTTTTTTGACCTATGTTTCTATGGCAAATAATACCATTATATGTTTTATTAAAAAAATCGGATGATCCACTAATATCATACATTGTTACTTTTTTGTATTGACCACCCTCACTTTCTATTTTTCTTGGATGTGCCACTAAAAACACATGGGTATTTGTTTGTTGGCAAAATTGTGTTATATGTGATAGTTCTCGACCAACATAACTAAAATCCTTTTGTGCGGAATGGTCCAACATATTCCAAGGATCAATAACACAAATATTAACACCCTTTTGAAACACTAATTGTCTAAATTGGTCCAATATTCCTTTTAGTGTTAAATTTTCTAAATCTATTTTAATCCAATAAAAATGTTCCTCTATAAAGTTTTTAACCTCATTTAAATCATCAACATTACAATTCTTACCTTTTAATTTATCCGCTATTCTTTTTATATGTCCCTCATAAGGAAAACTCTCGGGTGAAAACATTGCACATCTAAAATTATGATTGATTGCAACATTACATAAAACTTGATCTAAAATGTCCGATTTACCACTATTAGGGATGCCACTTACTATCGACCACTCCCCAAATTGAATTTTAAAAAATTCCGACAATCCTGGCAAGAAAGTATCAAAGTTTTCAATACCATTTTCATTATAACTTAATACATTTTGCCAAATATTATTAATATTAATTACACCCTCTAATGGAAAATCCTTTGCACTTTTAATTATGTTTCTAAGGGTTTCACTACCCTTTTCTAATAACACCTCATTAGCATCTTTAAATTCACCAAAATCAACATATTTACATCTATATGTTCCTAATCGCCTTGCTAATTCATTTCTTAATGCTAATCCCGCATCATCATTGTCGGTACAAAGTATTATCTCTTTTTTATTTTCAAAGTATTCATAACAATTATCTAAATAATCTAATCTTTGATTGCCTTTACTAGCACCATTTGGAACACTACATACACTATACAATCCCGATTCATGTAATGATAAAGCATCCATCTCACCCTCAACCACATAACATTTCTCAACATCTTTTATATTATTTAATCCATAAAATATTAATTCGGCACCCGAAACAAGTTTAAAGTTTTTTTCACCATCTCTATATTTTACATTTACAATTTGATCATCTCGATAATAATTAAAATTTATACATCGCCTTTTAGCTTGTACTTGAGGCATAAATTCAACCGATTCACCTATTTTATAATGTGCCAATGTGGGTTCGGTGATATTTCTATTTCCAAACCATTTAATTACTCTTTCGGTTAAATTTATATTTATTTTTGGTGGTAAAGTATATTCAACTTTTGGTTTGAATTTTACATTACCATTCCAACCACAATGATGACAATTATATAAACCCTCATCAATGTTTACCGATAAACATAAATCATTTTTATTTTTACGATTATGAGAACATTTAGGACATTTTGTTTTTGTATTTCCATTTGTAGTTTTTAATACAATGCCTAAATCTTGTAAATCTTTAATGTAATTCATAAATATTTTTTAAATATAAAAAAAAATTTTAAATATCTAAATCATTTATACACAATAAACTTTCCTTTTCAACAACATAGGATAAAACTCTTGTTTGTCTTAGGTTTGATTTTTTAAAAACCATTTTATTAGTTGCAAACCCCTCAAATCTATATCTTGGATAAATACAACTAAATAAAGCAAATAAATGACATTCACTTTTAGCATATTCGGGTATCATTAAAGGATGATCGGGATTACTATTGACCTTTACATCAACATTCATATTTATCCATTTAGCATCATAATAATCGGTTCCTAGTTTTTTTGATGTATTATGTATTTTAAAATCGGGAAATAGATTTAATTCTCGACAAAAAATAAACTCACCACCAAAACCCATAATGTTTAATTCAACTTTTGATTGTTTGTTTACAGTTTTATAGCCATCCCAACCCGTTACTTTTTTATTAATATGTCTTTGTTGAGCTGCCAATTCAACAATCTTTTGTTCGTATTTGTCTAGCTTATATACTTTTCCTTTAGTCATTTTGTAAATATTTAATAACTTGTAAGATTTCATTCCCACTAAGTATTTGTGTTAAATTATATTGATTTAGTTTAGTTAGTTTAGTTATTGCACCTAATTTTTGTTTACCATCAACATCATTATAAAGTTTAAATTCAATTAAATCTTTTATCTTTTTATATGCAATGGGTTTGTGATCATCTTTATAAATAGCATAAAACCTATCAATCCATTTATCACCATTTTTATCATTGTTTCTAAGTTTGGGTAAACTAAGAAATTGTGTTTTCCAAAATTCTTTTTGTCTAATATGTTGAACTATTTTATAAACCTCTCTTAAATCATATTTTTCTATTCTTTGTAATTGGTCCAATATTGTTGCCCATTTATCTTTTTGTTCTCTATTTTTTGGTTGGAATCTTTTATCAAATAATTTTATAAAGTGTGGCAAAACATCATCTACATTAGTATTTCTTATTATAGTATTATTATTATTAGTATTACTTTGTGGTTGATTTTCTAACTCTAGCTTTTCTTTCTCTAGCTTTTTTGACTTTGCTCTTAGCTTATAATTAATACCTTTTATCCTACCATCAACATAAACTCTTTCCCTAACCACATAACCATAGTCAATTAATTCATTTAGTTTTGCCCTAATAGCCGATTTATTTTCTTTGAAATGATTTATCATAAATTCCACTGTAATCTCTTGATCCGATTTATGTGAAAACATCCATGAATATAAACCCGTGGCACCAATAGATATTCCTTTATGCCTAAATATATAGTTAGGAATAGTGGTAAACCTATCAAACTTTTGAGGTTTTATAATAAGATTGTATTTCATAAAATGTTATAACTCATCAACTAAACCCATAACCCTATCACAAAAAAATCTTAATTCGTTATACACGGATGAAAATTGTTCATAGGTCATAGATTTTTCCTCATATAAATACCATAGTAAATCAACCAACATATTAAATTCGTTTTCGGTTGCCTCACCAATGTATGTGTATTCAATGACAAAATCCTCGGATGGTGTTGTGGTCCATCTAACCTTTTGTGTGGGTTCATGGAAATATATTGATCTTGATTTATTATAACTCATCTTTAAAGTATTTATCAATAATTTCTTTACACTCATCAAAACTATTGGACCAATGCACACTCCAATTCGCATTTTTAAGCATGTCTAACCATAGTTTTTGATTTTCCGTTGGTTTGTTATATCCAGCTTTTAATTCAATGGCTAAACCCCCTCTAAATCGATTTGGGGTAAATATCATTACATCGGGAACACCAGGTTTTGTTCCAAGGTATTTTAATTTAAATTGTTCAAATTTCGTTCTTTTACCCTCATTGGGTATATGTGTGAATAGTGCGGTTGGGTATTGTATGCCTATATATTTCATCACATTATGTTGTAACACATCCTCTTTACCTAAATATTTATAATATGGGTTAGCCAAAGTTGTAAATTTATTTACAAAATTAAATAAAATTTTATTCTAAATCGGCTAAAAGATATATTGTTTCCTCTAATTCTTTAATTTTTAATTTTAATTGATCATTTTCTAACAACAATAAATTGTAATCCCTTACTAATCTTTGAATCCCCATTTTCTCTGTTTTTACACACATACTAGGATTAAATTTACTTATTAATTTATTATACTTTTTTAAACTAATCTCATCATGCTTTACCATGTATGGTAATTCTTTCAAACTATGCATCACTGTTGCATGATTTTTATTCATAGTTTTTGCTATTTTACTAAAAGAAAATCCGCCAAATTCTCGACATAAATAATAATAACATGCCCTAGCAAATACATATTCAAACTTTCTTGTTTTAGCGGATATATCTAATCCAAAATATTTCTCAACTATTTTCCTATATTTTTCCATTATATACTAATTAAAAATGCACCATCATCAGCAACTCTTTTAGGTTGGTATGATGTTATTTGTCCCGTTAATTTATATTGTTTCCATTGTTCAAAAGCATCTTTCCATGCTTTTCGACCTTTCTCAATCGATTCATCACATAATCCATGAACAACAATCGTATAAGGTGCTTTGTCCTCACACACAATGAATCTAAAAGTATCGACACCTAACATATCCATGTAAAAAGCAGCTTGAATGTGATAGCCAAATTGTCTAACGGCTTTTGTGAAATCTTTATCCGATGCAGTCAATCTTGTTTTTTTTATATCGGCTATATAACCCTCAACATGATTTATGACATCAGGTCGAACCCTAACGGGTAAACCCTCATATTCTAAATAATGTGATAATTCTCTTTCGCCCTTTAAATATTTTTTTGCTAATGAATTAGTATCTAATCTTTTCATTAAATTTTTAACAACATCATATTGATCTTTTTGCAAAACAATTTTACCCTTTGCCTTTTCATCAAATTCAAGTTTTTTTTCTTTTCCAATTTTAGTTCTCAAATCAAACTTTTCGGTCATAACTTGATAAATATCAAAAAATGTATCGGGTTCTAAAATAGCCGTGTGAATTGCCGTTCCTAATTTCATTGCCTCACTTTCACTATGTTTTTGTGTCAAATAATATTCAATGCCATATTGTGCTATTGTTTTTAAACCACTAGCACTTATTGAATCATGTGAATGATAAATATCATTACTATCTTTTTCTATTCTCATAAATTAAAAATTATTATAAATATTATTACTAATGAAACTAATATAATGCTAAGTTGTAATAATTTAAAAGTTTGAATTTCACATTTTGGATTTCGACCTTGATTTGATCTATATTGTCTTGGTTCTAATAACCAATCATATTTATTGACAACAGTATCACATTCATTACAAGTGATAGCCGACCAACTAAAATGAAACACTTTTGCTGGTTTATTACATTCGCAACAATAAATTACCCTACCATTTTTTGATGCTCTTGTGTGTTTATTTACTTTTTTCATAAATGATAATTTTCTTTGAATTTAAAAAAATATTTTAAAAAAACAAAATGGATAAAAAAAAAGGCAACCAAACGGCTGCCCTCTTTCCCTTTTTTGCTACGATTAAAAAGGTAAATCATCAACTTTAGCATTGCTTTGAGTTGATTGTTGTGGTTCATCTTTTTTAACATAAGGATCACTTATGGATAATGATAAAAATGAATTACCATTTTTGTCTTGTTTAACCCACGCTGCAAGTTCCTTATCGGAACCATCTTGCAACTTTATAGAACCTCTATAATCGGGTTGATTATCATTTTCTTTGTATTGATTCTTAAATATAGAACCATTGCCTGGTTTGTGTTCGTACTCTGCCATAATTATAATTTAAATTGATTTGATTTTTGATTTACTTTTTGATTTATTTTGCCTGTTGCTGTATTACCATCATCATCATCCGCTTGTAATCCTAATAAAGAAACTAAAGCATATCTACGATAATATGTAATTGCACCACCTATTTTTTGTGGATCATGTATTTCAGGCAATGGTATGCTGCTAACAACCCTTCCATCACTTTCGGTGTCTTGGATTATTGCATACACCTCATTTTTAACTATTGGTTGTAATAATAAAAGTTTATTTTCTTTCAATAGTGGTAACAACTTATCTACAAGTTGGTTGATGTCAAAATAACTTGACTTAAAAAAAGGATTTTTACTATCCTTACTTATTGCACCAATCTCTTGTTGCAACTTAAATAATTTTTGATAAATTTTCATAAATGTTTTTTTCTTTTAAATTAATCGATTCATTGATTCAAATCCATTGTCCTTTAGTGTTTTAATTTCATTCACTGTAAAGGTCCCTGGATTGTTCAACCTACTTTGTAATGTTGGCATTGTGCATTTAAGCATCTCACACACAACATATCTTTTTAAACCTAATTTTTTAAGGTCCTCATCAAAATAATATCTAAACATATCTTTTATATTAGTTTTCAAATATAAAGTTTTTTTACAAAATAAAAAAAAATTTTAAGTATATATTTATAGGGAAACCCCAAAAAATTGAGGTCCCCCCGCAGCAAACAGGAAAAGAAAAAAGTTTAAAATCTTATGTTGAAAGTTGATGTTTGATCATCATCTTGATTAGGAACATGCATTATAGCACTATATAAATTCTTTTTAACATTATAGGTCATACCATCTATGTAACAACTTACGGGTTCTTGTAGTGTTGATGTGCCAAAATTAATCCACACCTTGTTATGTAAACCTATTGGGTTGGTATTATTATTATATAAATCACCCTCATATCTTATTACAAAATTTCTAAAATCATTAATAACTTGTTGTGATGTAATTTTTTCAATACTTTTTAAATAATTTGTTTTATCTCTTGACCTATAATAATCACCCGTAATTTTACTATACTTATCATTGGTTAAATAAAAACCACCTGATAATTTTACACCCGATAAATCCGCTGTTCTTTCTCTTTGAAATTGTAATAAATCAAACTTTGAAAATATGTCGGTTCTACTAGTGCCATCAAATGCTTTATATTCTAATTGTATTGAATCATAATACATTTCGGTAAACCCACTAGTTGATGTTGTTTGATAAGCATTATGTAAATAAAGTGTTAATTCGTATGAACCCGTATTACCACTAGGATATGGATCAAGATTATATGTGTATTTTTTCCATCTTCTATTAGTATCAACATCTTGAGAATTTGTTGTTGCACTAGTGGTCCATGCACCCGAACTTTGATTCCAATAATAAGTATCCGATGCACCTGGTCCAACCTCAACTATTTTTATTTGAAATCTAAAACCCCTATCATTTCCGCTTGTTGAATCAAAATAATTATTTATAGTTAATGTATCGGCTCTTTCCGTGTTTGATGTTACATCAATAGCATTAGTGTTTCTTACAACCTCGGTTGTTGAACTAGCACTTGTTACAACACTAGTTGTTTTAAGCGACCTATCACCTTTAAAAGAAAAAGATGTATCAATACTAGAATTAGTTAAGGTCCAACCCGTTGATGCATGTTCAAATCCACCATTAGTGATTCTATCGGTATCAAAAAAACCATCATTAGTATTAACCTCTAAAATATATTCTTTTAATGGTCGTAAATATTCTTTTGTTAAATTACCGCCTAAAGGTTGTAAATCACTCGGAACTTGGCTTAGAATATCAACAGTGCTTGTTGATTGATAAACACCACTTGAATTATAAATAAAATATTTTATTGATTCCGTACCATTACTTTGTAAACTTGATGTTTCACTTGCTCTAATACCCGTTGGTATTGTGCCACCATTAGCGGTTGATGCGGAACTATCTTTTACGGATTGTTCACTATAACTAGAATTATTTATAATATACCATCTCCCATAACTTTGGAATATTCTAGCATTTGTGAATTTTAATATTTGTTCCAATGCATCTTTAGCATCTCTAGTTCCAACACCATCTTTTAAAAATGCA